TCAACAAGTATGGCTGGATCGTTTAGAATATGGAACGGTTGCCAAGATACTATAGTAGAGTTCTTATGTAATCCTAGTAATGGTTTTGCTACAGAGATTATTAACTTTAATATAGGACCTTGCTTACCAAACCCACCACCACCTTGTGTGCCAGCTAAGGTTATTATAAACCTTGATCAATACCAGTCGGAAACTTCTTGGGAGATAACAGATACAAATGGTGTTATATATGCCTCGGGAAGTGGTTATGGTAGTAGTCCTGATTATGCTACTATAATAGTGCCAGTATGTATACCTAAAGGTCCATTAAACTTTACTATATACGATTCTTACGGAGATGGTTTAAACGGAGCTATATGGCAAGGACAAGATGGTTCTTATTTTGTAAAGCAATGTAATGACACTCTAGTGTATGGTACAGATCCTGCTTTTGGTAATGATTCTACACATGTATTTGCTTCTGATTCATGTCCACCTATATTAGGTTGTACTGACAACGATTATGTAGAGTGGAACCCATTTGCTAATTTAGACGACGGAAGCTGTCAGACATTTAAAATATTTGGTTGTTTAGATACAACTATGTTTAACTACGATGCAAGTGCTAACACAATGGAGCTTATTGATACTTGTACGTATACTTTAATACTACACGATTTAATGGGTAATGGTTGGGTAGGTTCAAACTTAGAGTTAGTTCACCCTGACACATCTTACAACTTTACTCACAACGGTACTTTTAATGATATTCACTACGTAGGACTTACAGCTCCAGATCCTATAAGATTTATATTTTCAATTGACCCGTTAGCACAACTAACAACTATAGAGTGTGGATTTACTCTGATTAATCCAGAAGGAGATACAATGATTAGTATTCAACCTCCTTTCATACAGCCATTACTACCTTACGTTCTTATTACTAATTGTGGTAATACTTGTGAAGAAAAAATATTTGGATGCCTAGATATTATGGCTGTCAACTATAACGACACGGCTAACACATCAGACACAAGCTGTTATTATGTACCAGGTTGTACAAGCCCAACATACGTTGAATATAATGCTTTAGCAGACTTTGATGATGGATCATGTAATATAGAGGTTGTACTAGGGTGTATGGATTCAACGGCATTTAACTATAATCCACTAGCAAACACAGAGCTCTCTGGTTCGTGTATTGCTATTGTTACTGGTTGTATGCAGCCTTTAGCTTTTAACTATAATCCTAATGCTAATACTCCTGATACGTGTATAGCACTTGCTTACGGTTGTACAGATCCTACAATGTTTAACTACGATCAACTAGCAAACACTGATGATGGTGGTTGCGAACCTTTTGTTTATGGTTGTACTGACACTACAGCTTTTAATTATAACCCACTAGCTAATGCTGATAACAATTCTTGTGTACCTTACATATATGGCTGCACGGATCCTTCTATGCTTAATTATAACTCATCCGCGAACACGGAGGATTTTAGTTGTATCTCTTATGTTTATGGGTGTATGGATAGTTTGGCTCTTAACTATAATTCACTTGCTAACACGGATAACAACTCGTGTATCGAAGTGGTTGTGGGTTGCATGGATCCAGGGGCGTATAGCTACGAGCCTAGTGCTAACGTTAGCGATTCTTTATCTTGTTTATATAATGCTGGTTGTATTACTGGTCCAGGAAATCCTTATTGGTTAAATGATCCTTGTTATGCTTGGGTGTTATCGGTAGACGATTACTGTTGTGAAAACGAGTGGGATGAAATATGTCAATTAACTTATAACTACTGTGATGGTACTTGGTCAGGACCATTAGTTAAAAGAGTAGATAAAAAAGAGTTAGTAAGAGTTACTGATTTACTAGGTCGACCATCAAAAGAAAGTAAAAACAAACTTCTATTCTATATCTATAATGATGGTAGCGTAGAGAGAAAATTAATCAAACAATAACAAAAACAATTAAAAAGTAAAATTATGGCTACAACAACAGCAACAATTACGCTTAATAGTGCAGATTTACTGAGTGACAACTTGTCGTTGTCGGCTACAACAACTCTTTATAAAGACAACACTACAGCAACAGGTCTAGATGAATTTAGAATGGAAAGATTAGAAATACCAATTGATGATTATGGTGGTGGAACTGCTAAACAGTATGATATTATACCTAACTCAGCAGCAGCTCTAGCAGGTGGATCTAACTATGTATATATAGCTAACAAAAATACAAATGATACTCACTATATTATAATATCAATTAAAGATGATGTTATAGGTAGGTTATACGCAGGTGATTGGGCGTTTTTTCCTTGGAGCTGTCACTTGAACGCTACTGCAGGTTCTGCAGTTGAAGTACAAGCTAAAGAAGGTACGGCTATAATAGAGTATGCTTTATTTCACGATGGAGAAACATTAACAGAATCTGCAGACGCATAAGAGCAATTAAAAACATAAATAAATAAAAAAAATATGGCAACAACAACAGCAACAATAACTTTAGCTAGCAGTGACATGATGGACAATGTTATATCTATATCAAACACAGCTACATTAACTAAAGCGGGCAATGATACTGGATTAACAGAAACTACTGGCTTATCGAGAAAAAAGACGAATACTGGAAACAACGAAGTACTGCTAAACACTGACGCTGGAGCGGGTAGTGATGTTACAGCTCAAAAATCAGCTAAAGTATATATTAAAAACATTAACGATAGAGGTGATGGTAGTAAGTATGTTACAATTTTACTAGAAGACACTGAAATAGGTAGGTTATACGGTGGTGATTGGATGTTTATACCGTGGGACGCAACAAGTAGCGGTAAAGACATTGAATACACTTGCAGTGACACTACAGAAACTACTTTAGAATACGTTTGTTTTTACGAATAGTAAATGGCATCTAGACACCACAACATATCCGGTGAGATTACTCAGCAGTTATTAGCGGCGGGTGATGGTGTAGAAGTAAAATCAATATCACTATCAAACGTAAACGCTAGCATAGCGTGCTCAGTAGACTTGTATATTGAAAAAAAATTGTTAGGTAAGTTTTATATAGTTAAAACAGTAGAAATACCAATTCAAACCACTTTAATACTAGATGAAAAAGAAATAAATTTTAGTAACGATGAGTTTGGTTTGTTTATTAAACTAACAAAACTTGGGTCTGGAAGTGGTGAACCCGCTGTAGACGTAATAATATCTTAAAAATTAAAAACAATGGCTAGGTTTATACAAACTCCTCCTACGGAAACAACAAATGTATTTACTGGTGATGCAAATTATGTGCATGATCAAGGCTCGGCCTCTGCGACTTGGGTTATCACTCATAATCTAGGTAAGTACTGTTCTGTATCTGTTGTAGACACGGCTAATACTGTGGTTATAGGAGAAATAGAATACAACAGTGTTAACCAAGCTACAATAAAATTTAGAAGTTCTTTTGCGGGAAAAGCTTACTTCAACTAATAATAAAACTAATAAATAAATAAAACAATATGGCAACAATTAAATATCTAGCGGATATAAATTTAGACAAAAACAGTCTAAATAACGCTGTGATACAAAACTTAAGCACGGCTCCATCAAATCCAGCTGATGGTCAAATATACTATGATACCGACACTAACGATTTGAATATTTACAATGGTAGTGGATGGGTTCAGTTAGGTGCTACAGGAGCTGGTGATATAGAGTCGGTTGTTGCTGGTGCTGGTCTTACTGGTGGCGCTACCTCTGGTGATGCAACTTTAAACGTTGTTGGTGGTACTGGTATAACGGCAAATGCTAATGATATAGCTATTACAGCTGGTGGTGTTGGTACAACTCAATTAGCAGACGATAGTGTAACTGAAGATAAATTAGCAAATTCGTTGTTAGCTGAAATAGACGCTAATACTGCTAAATCAACAAACGTAAGCACAAACTTATCTGTAGCTAGTAGTACTGGTTCAAGAACTATAGCATCGTCAGATGGAACTAATGCTACGATACCTGTAGCTACAACTTCTGTTTCTGGTGTTATGTCAACTACAATATTTGATGCGGTTACAGCTAACACAGCTAAATCAACTAATGCTACTCACACTGGCGAAGTAACAGGTAGTGGATCTTTAACTATAGCAAACAATGTTGTAGATGAAGCTAACCTTAAAATTTCTAACTCACCTACTAATGGTTATTACTTAACAGCACAGTCTGGTAACTCTGGTGGTTTGACTTGGGCTGCAATTCCAACTCTCAACCAAAATACTACTGGCTCTGCGGCTACTTTAACAACCGCAAGAACTATAGGTGGTGTATCATTTAATGGATCTGCTAACATAGACCTTCCAGGTGTAAACACTGAAGGTAATCAAGATACTACTGGTAATGCTGCTACGGCTACTAAAATTGCAAGTCTTACAAATAGTAATATTGTACAGTTAACAGCAACGCAAACGTTAACCAACAAAACAATAGCTGCTTCTCAAGTAACTGAGATATCTAATATTACAGCGGCTGAAGGTGCTCAAATAGAAAACATTGGTACAACTACAATATCTGCAGCGCAATGGGGATATTTAGGAGCAGCAACTGGAGCTATTACAAATACAGATGTTGATGTATCTGTAGCAAACTTAAAAACTAGATTAGCTGGTGGTTTTGGATCTAACGCAGTTACAATTGGTGATAGTAGTGACGTAGTAACAATAGGTAACGATTTAGTGGTAACTGGTGACTTAACAGTATCTGGTGATACTACCACTGTTAACACCGCGACGCTAACAGTTGAAGATCCCTTAATAAAGTTAGCTAGTGGAAACACTGGTGATGCTGTAGATACTGGGTTTTATTCTAAGTATGTAGAAAGTTCAACAACAAAATACGCTGGTGTATTTAGAGATGTAAGTGCGACTGGTAATCCATTTATTTTCTTTGATGGCAACCAAGCTGAACCAACTACAACTGTTAACACATCTGGTACTGGTTATGCTTACGCGGATATATGGGGAGGAACAATAAAAGCTTCTGATGGTTTCACTGGTAATTTAACTGGTGATGTAACTGGTGATGTTGATGGAAATGCTAGTTCAGCTAGCACTCTAGCAACAGCAAGAACAATTGGTGGTGTTAGTTTTAACGGTAGTGCTAATATTAATTTACCTGGTGTAAACTCCGCTGGTAACCAGAACACAACTGGATCTGCAGCTACATTAACTACGGCTAGAACTATAAACGGAACATCGTTTAATGGTAGTGCAAATATTACGGTAACAGCTGCAGCTACTACTTTAACTGGAACCTCTCTTAAGTCAACTGTAGTTGGTTCATCGTTAACTTCTGTTGGAACAATTGGAACTGGTGTTTGGCAAGGTACTGCTATAGCTACAGCATATATTGCTGATGACGCTATAACAGAAGATAAGTTAGCTAATACACTTCTAGCTGAGATCGATGCTAACACTGCTAAGAATACAAATGTAAGTACTGACTTATCATCAACAACAAACGCTTCTCAGTTAACGATTAACTCTTCTGATGGTGATAACGTAGTGATAGCACAAGCATCTGGAACTATTGCGGGTGTAATGACTACAGCACATCACGATAAGCTAGATGGTATTGAGTCAGGTGCAACTGCAGATCAAACTAAATCTGATATTGATGGCTTAGCTATAACAACTGTAGGTACACTTTCTTCTGGTAATGCAACAGCGATTGTAAATGCTGCATCTACAAGTGCTGCTGGTAAAGTTGAGCTTGCTACAACTGCTGAAGCTTTAGCTGGTTCTGATTCATCAAGAGCTGTAACTCCTGCAGGTTTAGCTGCAAGAAGTTATAAAGCTGCAATTGGTGATGGTTCTAATACTGCTATAGCTGTATCACACGGTTTAGCAACTAGAGACGTAAACGTACAGATGTACGATGCTAATTCTTTTGAAACTGTTATGGCACAGGTTGTGAGAACTTCAACTTCTGTTGTGACTGTTACTTTTAATGATGCACCTGCAACTGGTGATGTTATAATATTGATTAACAAGATAGATTAATAAATGGCTACACAAAAATTTAATTCAAACGTTGATGTTAACGGCGAGGTAAAAGGTACCTCGTTGGACATTAATGGTAACGCTAATATATCAGGAACTCTTATAACTGGTACTACAGAAATAACAAAGGCAACAAGCACGTCAGGTAGTAGCACTGGTACTACGTTTTTAGAACTTGACAATTATGTTGGTAATGACATATCACAACAGCAAACTTTTATAGACTTTAAGTTTACTGACGATAACGCTAACTATACACCGCAAGTACGTATAGGTGCTCAGGTTGGTCCTGATGCAGACGCAAACCAAATGTCAAAAGAAGGTGCAGGTTCATTTGTAGTGTACACCGCACCTGTTGGAAGTGATGAATCAGGTAATAGCACTGGTTTAGCGGAAGCTTTTAGAGTTAGCTATAATGGTGATACAACTACTGCAGGTGAAGTAAGTGCTGCTAGTTTAGATATAAACGGTAACGCTGATATATCTGGTAACTTAACTGGAGTAGACACATTAACCGCTACAACTTTTTCTGGTGATTTAAATGGTACGATAAACACAGCAACAACAGCTACAACACAGTCAGCAAGTAACAATTCAACTAAAGTAGCTACAACAGCTTATGTTGACGCTCAAGTTGCTACGATAGTAGATTCAGCGCCTGGAACTTTAAATACACTAAACGAGTTAGCCGCAGCTTTAGGTGATGACGCTAGTTTTAGCACAACTGTTACAAATAGTATAGCTACTAAAATGCCTTTATCTGGCGGAACGTTTACAGGAAATGTTACCGCTGGCACCAACCACATAACAGCCGCTTCGTTTTATGTTCAAGGGACATACCCAAGAATTTACTTAGCTGACACAGATAGTAACGATGATTACTCTATAATAAATAACAATGGTACTTTTCTTGTTTATAACGATACTGATAGTTCTATTCCTCTTGCTATAGCTGGTGATAATAACGCAACTTTTGCAGGCGAACTAACTGTTGGATCGCATATAAATATGGGTGATGGTGATAGAATAAAACTAGGTGATAGTAGTGATTTTATGATTTATCATGATGGCGCAGACACTAAACTTTCTAATGTTACTGGTAGCTTGCAATTTCACCAAAATGTAACCGATTCTGATATAGTATTTAAATGTGACGATGGCTCCGGTGGAACAACGGCTTATTTGACGTTAAACGGTGGTGAAGGGCAAACAGTTGCGGATGTAAATATAAACTTTAGAGATAATGTTAGGGCTACTTTTGGTAATTTAGCTGGTGGTGACATGGCTATATACCACGATGGTACAAATAATTATCACAATCATTATACCGGCGATGTTTATTTTAGAAATAATGCCAACGATAAAGATATAATATTCCAGACAGATGACGGATCAGGTGGAGTAACAGCTTACTTAACTTTAGATGGAAGCGCTGGGACAATTGAGGTTGCTAAAACCATGAACATGCAAGGCGACTTAGATGTTAGTGGTACTATAACTGGTGATGGTAGTGGTGTTGATTCAATAAACGCTAGTAATATATCGTCAGGTACTTTAGCTTCTGCTAGAGTAGGAACATTAAACCAAAATACAACTGGTAGTTCAGGTTCATGCACTGGTAATGCGGCAACAGCTACAACACTAGCGACAGCTCGTACTATTGCTGGGGTTTCGTTTAATGGATCTGCTAATATATCTTTAAATAATAATGCTATAACAAATGGTGCTGGTTATACTGGAGATCCAACCAAAACAGATATAAACTCTTTGGAGATAACTACTGTTGGCCAGATAAGCTCTGGTGAGTGGAGAGGTAGTACAATTTCTTCAACATACTTAAAACAAAGACAAACTTTTGATTTTAAAGGTTACTCTACTCATGATGGGACAAATTATGAGATGGCAGAAATAATGACAGATAATAATGCTCCGTTTGAGCACAACACTAGTACTGGAGCTAGCGGTACAAATGCTACAGCTGTTTCGTTATTATTAAGATGTGCTGGTCAAGTTATGCCTTACGCTGGTACTGTTAAAAAATGGACAGGTTGGGCTGCTGGTAGTGGATCTGGTACTACTTATATAGCTTTATTTAGATATAGACCTGTTGTTGGTAGTAGCAGTTCTGTGTCACCTGTACTTATAGACGAGCAAACTCTTACAGTTGCTGGTAACAACAAAACTGTAGCTATAGAACAAACTTCTTTTACAGATGGCGATATAGCTGCTGGTGATATAATTATATCAATGATGAAAGGTGTAAGTGGAAAAACAACGTACTTTACTAGTACGATGGAAATTGAGTGGGACTGATAAATAAATAAAATGATAAGTAAACATATAAGCGATAAAGAAGGAGTGTATAGCATAACAGCTACGCGAAGAGGTTTAGATAATACGCCTACTGAAACTCATCTTAATAACATGAAGGAATTAGCGGAACAAGTATTTGAACCTTTAAGAGAGTGGGTTGGTGGGCCAATACGTATTAATAGTTTTTATAGAGGTGAAGATCTTAATAAAGCTATAGGAGGATCTTCATCATCACAACATTGTAAAGGCCAAGCTATGGATATAGATGATACTAGATGTAAGAAGACTAACGCTGAGATGTATGCTTGGATTAAAGAGAATTTAAACTTCGATCAAATGATATGGGAGTTTGGAGATGACAAAAACCCTAATTGGGTACATGTTAGTTATGTGAACGAAGTTGATAATAGAAACAGATGTTTACTAGCTTATAAAGATAACGGTAAAACTAAATACAAAGTTATTTAACAATTTCTTAACATTGTAAGTATTAATATGTTACTGTAACTAGTGATTAAATACTTATGGAAACAAATGAACTAGATCTTAGTTGGTTAGTATATCTAGCAATTATGATCACTATCTTTATGGTAGCAATATAAAAAAAGGGAGCAACTAATGTTGCCCCCTTTATTATTTTAAGCTGTTACGCTATTTTTAACTTGCTGAACTTCAAGCCGTATTTCTTGTGCTATGCTCTTTATAGCTTGCATATTCTTTCTGACTCGTGTTCCAGCGGAGTTATTTCCACTCTCAAACTTAACTAAGTCAATCTCACCTTCCATAATCAACTCTTGCATAATTTTGTACTTACCTTTTAATTCATTCATTTTATTTAATTTAATTTATAAGCTTGTAATTTCGCAGACTCCACCGGCGCAAGCTAATTCACCTGATAGATCTGTTTCGTCAGTTGTTTCAACGATCATAGATAAATCTACATCGTTTAATAACTTAACTCGTTTGTCAAACTCCTTTTTAGTTATATCTTCAAAAGGTGCTTGAGTGTAACTACCACCATCGTATGGTAGAACTGATAAACCATTATAACACTCTCTGTTTTTCCACATCCATTCGCCAGCCTTACTCCATTCATCTTCTTTTAAGCTAATAGTTGCAGATACATTGTGTGTGTTAGAGCCTTTTCTGTGACCAGGCTTAACCCATTCGGTTGCAACTTTCTTAACTCTATCAAGTAGATCAAAAGCAGACTCAGTTCTTAATAAAGAACCTTTTGGTGCTGACTGTGGTATTTCAATAACAGCAGTATCATGAGGTCTAAAGTATTCATCTTGAACAAGGTCAGGATTATTCTCTACTAGATATTTGTATATAGGCTCGTTTTTCCCTACACGTAGTCTTCTAATATAATAATCATTATGCCATGCATGAATACCTGAAGACGTTCCTAGAACTAAGGATGTAGTACCTGCAGGTTTAACACATGTTGTTCTTGATGCTTTGTTTATGCCTATAAGCTTTGCAACTCTAGAATTTTCACGTTTAACTACATCAGCTGCTTTACCCATGTCCATATCTAAAACTTTTTGTGAAGCTATACCTGTCATCGACACACCTACTAAAGCATCTTTCTCAGTTGTGTCTTGCCATATTTCTCTTAGATAGTGGAATTCCGTATAACCAGCTTGAAGAGTACCTATGAAAGATGCGGCCTTAACTCTATCGTTAAGATCTTCCTGGTCCGTGACGTCACTTACATTAACTTCGCACAAGTTACAGAACTGATATGGCCTTAACGCAATTTCACAACATGGATTAGTTCCCCAATCTTTATCGTGATTAAAGTATATGCCAGGCTCACCAGCACCGGATAATTCAATACGTTTCCACAAATCTAAGAAAAATTCTTTAGTTATTTTATGTCTCATTAACACAGCTGAATTGTTGGCTCTTCCTCGTTGAGGGTTAGTCTCCCACCAATTACCTGATTTACTTGAGATCATTTCTTCGTCATACGCCGAAAATAACGATATAAGTGCGGCGCGTCTGATTCCTCCAGCAAGAACAGCATCTGCGATATGGCAGACAATGTCATGCACCTCAAGCGTTGATAATTTACTTCCATCTTCTTTCGCATCTAATATTCCTTTAATTTTTACTAAACATTCTTTTAATGGTTGTGGCCCTGGAGCTTTACCGCCTGAGGTCACAAGTCTTGCTCCTTTTGGTCTAATATCAGAAAAGTCAAACTTTATCTTAGATGATCTCTTAGAGCCTAAATAAGACTTAATTAAAACTTTTATAGAGTCAGACCAACCTTCAATACTATCACCAATTACAAA